CCGCTATAAGCGGTAGTAACCAGGGCTCTGAGTAGCGTTGTGCTACATGGCACCGACTCGGGAGAGCACCTGCAAAAGCAGACATGCATAACGGTAAAACTATGAAGAATCACATTTTAACAAACATACAAGCTATTGCTGATATGAGTGCTATAAGTGAGACTTCTTGTCTTACAGCTATGAGAGCCTCTGAGATCTATTACGAAGGACTTCAATCAATGATTAAGTCCAACGGAAAGATCTATGCTTCTGCGCACTACAAACTGTTGCATAGACATGCAACTGAAAGAGTGCTTGGAGATACTCCCTCTGTTATCCCTTATTGCAAAACAGACAAGGATGGTTTCCCTAAGCAGTTAATCTGCCTAAAGAGACTAATCATGTCTGATTGCAAGGATTCACAGAGACTGGCATTAACCATAACTAGATTCTATGAATCTATTTATAGTAAGCCAATACTGGACCCTTCGCCAATAACTGACAAAGGGCCTAATCTCGATGAGAACCTGTTGCAAGACTTTGAAGCGTTTTGCACTGGTTTTACAAAAAGATTACGAATCTCAGGACTCCGATTACACCGATTTGACAAAGTGATGGGATCACTAAAGATGGGACCTAATGGTCCCGCTATAGCGACCGCCCATCGCGATGCTGTCGGTGTCCTTCAGAATGAGTCATTGTGGGAAGGTATCTATACACTTGCAAAGAGAAGTGATTCTCTTTGGATGTGTAAGATGCTTCACAACAACGCCAAAGTTACTGAAGGTCAATGGGAAACTGGTCGTATTGCACTTATCCCGGAAGGGGGGTGCAAGACCCGTACCATTGCAATCGGGGACTATTGGTCACAAAACGTTTTAAGGGGTATCCATGATACAATCATGGATGTCCTCAGACGTCTTGAGACTAACGGTACGTATTCACAGGGATACCAATTTGATAGAATTCAAATTGAATGTCAAGGTGAATACACCGATAGTATAGATTCGTCCTCATGGACAGATCGATTCCCTGTCGAGTTACAAGAAATTCTACTTTCTTGTATCTACGATAAGGAAATTGCGCTGGCCTGGAGACATATCTTAACCAATAGGGAATTCGCATATAAAGATACACGTGTTGTGTGGGAGGTTGGACAACCACTTGGACTTCTGTCCTCGTGGGCGGTCGCATCTCTAACACATCACGCATTCACAGAATTTTGTGCATTTAAGGTAAACCAAAGACTTGGTTTCCGAAAATACGCAATATTAGGTGATGATATCGTTATATGGGACAAGTCGGTTTCCACAATGTATAGGGCATTGATGAAAGAAATCGGAGTTTCCGTTTCTTCCACCAAGTCATATACATCTCAGACCGGAAGTTTCTTCGAGTTCGCTAAGCGAATTTCGAAGGACTCCAACGAGTATAGTGGCCTCAAATGGAATGTCTTCTCAAAGACAAACACCCTTGACGGGTGGTTGGATTTGACAAGAGTCCTAGATGAGAGACACTACACTCGTCCACCGGACCGAGTGTGGTTTCCCCGGGGCCTCTCTTCAAAGAGGACCCGACATCTTGCCTTTCTACTCTTAGAGAGGTATGGAGTGGATCTGTGCCCTCAATTGAATGAGGTCACACAGTCTTCCATCTTCACACCTGATCTTCACCAGGAACTGCTTAAACAAATTAAGCTAGTTCGGGCTGAAAATCTAGAAAGACAGATGGTCAAGTTAGAGCAAGCACTGATGGATGAAACATACATCGGTGATTACTTTAACAGGGAGGGCGTGGCTGTCTCGGAACAGCTCCTTGACTGTTACCACATCGAGGAGATGCATCCCGTAGTCGTTGATCTGAACCAGAAAGGTGAAAGAATGTACGAAGTTCTTTCCCAACTGGATCAGTATCTCGAATACCCCGACCAGCTAGATCCAGTAGAGTACATTCCAACACCCTTCCGATCTGTGTATTTTGGTGATGCGAAATCGCATCGACAAAGATACAGAAGGTTGGTTGTGCTGGAAGCATCTAAGAGGATTCTCATGCAGTAAGTAAGATGTTGATCTTATATCATTACATAAGCCTGGGGGGGTTATCCCGGGTAGTCCGTAAGGACTAGGTAATAGTTTGTGACCGGATAAAACCGG